ATGCAGTCCATGATTTACATGTAATTTGTTCCGCCTTGTATTTAATCATGCGCTTATATATATGTGAAATATTATATAAGAAATCACTTAATTTACGCAGGTTCTTCTGGTTTGCTTCGGTAGAAGAGGCCTGTAAATACGATCTTAAATTCTCACGACTATATGTATTTAAGTTGACGTTTCTATTCTTTTCAAGATTAATCAGCTGTATAATGTCATTTAATTTGGCATAAGCTTCGCGCTGCCTTTCTTGCTGAGACAAATATGCAATTTTTTCTTGTGTGGACTTTTCAGGCATCGGTATTTACCTCCCTTCTAACCAAAAATTTTATCTACTGGTTTACCCTTACGAACGGGCAACATATCTAAAATATTTGCAATATCTGGTTTTTTACGAGCACGTATGCCCTCTAACCTTTTTTCAGACAACCACCACGCACAAAGCGCTGCGCAATAGCTACGGTCATCATGCAGTTTATTAGCTTTTTCTGGTGTAAGTTCAAAAGAGTCCTTGCCAGAATCCCTCTTTTTGCGAACCATGTTCACCATTTCTTCCTTCATCGCATCAATATTGGCCAATGCAATTTCTTGGAATGGATCAAGCTTAACAACCTTTGTGTTAACACAAGATGCATGAGACAGCTCTTCCTCAAGCTTTTTAGTAAACTCTTCACCAGAAAAGCCTTTGGCTTTAAGCTCCTCACCAATGCGCTTCTTTTCTTTTTCCAGTTTCTTTTCATCAGCCTCAAATACAGTAAGATAACCTTTGTTATCATAATCTGTTGTAAAGCTAATAGCATCTATGTCAAGCATTTCAATTAACGCTTCATAAATAATAGACTTATACTGAGCAGGTGATACCAAGCGTAATTTATTAATTGCATTAGGATAGCGACCAACATAATCTGCGCTATATTCTTTATCAATTAATCCACGATGGGTCTTACCCCTCTTGTCTACCCAATCTTCCATCATAAAGTCAGCAATATTAACACCGCCACCACCAGAACCAGCGTCAATTAGAATACATTCGATATTTTCATAATCTGGCGCGTCACCATTATAATCCAATATCAACTGCTTCAAATACTCAATCTGATCTGGTGTTCTCATTGGGCTCTTAATCTTTTTACCAACATCTAACAAGTTTACACAATTGACAATGCGTCCCTTGTATGTGCCGTCTTCAAGTTGATAAATCTCCATTACAAGAATAACAGAGTTGTCTCGACTTCTGGCAGGGTCATAAGCTATAATAAACTTTTTTTTACCAGTATCATTATATAAAAGCGGCGCACGAGTTTCGCTATTTCTAGCAATAGTGCCACGTCTAATAATTGCGTTCATACCAGCGTCAGAAGTAAATTCACAATAATACTCTCTACGTGCTTTTTCTGGATTGGTACGCATTTCAGTTTCAATAGTGTTACGGCTCAATAGCGCATTAACAACTTCTCCACGTATTGTAGGTTTAAGAACAACCTCACAATCAACCTGAATGACACAATAGTCTCTATCTCCCATAATTTGCTTTTTAGAGAACTCTCTATACAACCTATAAAATTCTGTATCTGTACTAGACGCAGAACTAATATAAAATTTCTGGTTTGGAAGGTTAATTGCAAAAGTACGTAGACGAATTGGATCAATAGAATGTCCATCTCTATCCTTACCTGATGCAAAGTTTTTATTAACGGCAGCGAAGGCACCATAAACTTTTAACATTTCATCAGACAAGAAACCACATTCGTCAAAAATAACAGATCCACGCTTGCCACGCTTCTTGTCGATATTACTATTAAGCGTTTGAGTGAAAGATCCATTATACAAACTATACTTAAAACCATTGCTCCCATGACTAAAACCATCACCAGCGGCGTTATTAATTTCAACTTCATGTTTAAAGATATAGCCCGTAGAACCTCTCATTTCGTCAATATTATCATTGGCGATCTGCTCAAGCTTTGTAAATGTCTCTTCGGCCTGAGAACCAGAACCAGACGCGATATAGCTCCATACATTGCAAAACAGCATATCCTTTGACATTAAAATCAAATCAATAACTGTACTCTTACCAAAACCACGGCTTGCAAGCACCAATACATTGGGACAGTTCCATGTTCTCTGCACAACATATGCCTGAGCATCCAATAGTTCAATGTTGAAAAAATCATCTATAAACCTCACAGGATTACACTGATAATATTTTTGCAACTTTGCAATGTAAAACAAGGACTCCAACTTCCTTGTTGACATAGCATAAACACCAGGCTTTACATAAACCACAGAATCATCATCAAACAAAGTTGTAAGCCATTCATCTTTAATATCGTCAACAATCTTAAATTTAATATTTGATAAATCACTCATCGCCTTCATCCTCCTCTGCCTGAGAATTAAGTTCTCCGAATGCAGAGAAGAGCTCTTTTAAATTCTGTAAATTTGTTGTATCTAACAAGCCCTGATCTTCTAATGTATCTCTCAAATCAATATTTTCTCTTAAAAGAATCCTATTAATCTCTTTATATACGTCTCTTTCATTTTGTACTGAAACAAGCATCTTGCGCTGTTCCGCAACCATATCAGACCACTCTGATTCATCTAAGGCCAATTGCCTCATAATGGAAGAATCGCTCATTTCAAGAACCTGTTGCATTCCACGACAAGTACCTATATCAAAACCATTAACCTCTGCTTCGCGAAGATTTAGGTCTTTAAGTTTTTTAATCTTACCAGTCCATGTGTTTTCACCCTTGCTGGCATTTTTGTTATGCTTTAAGCTCAAACAACTCTGTTCTGCCAACTGAGATATTGTCGCACTCAAATTCTTCTTCGAATCAAGCAATGCCTTAAGCTCAGATGTGTTTACATTAGAATTAGCCATTGCCTTTGCAATTTTATCATCAATCTTTGCCTGCTGTGAAAACCCACGTACAATAGTAATAGCAGAAGATGTGCGCATCATATCATCATTGCCATCTCCACCTGCGTCCAAATATCCAATTAACTGAGAGTAGAGTAATGGCTGATCCTGAAGCTTTTCGCCTTCAAATGGATCGTATCCAAGAAGTCTAATAACATCTTTCCTGTTCTTTTCAAACTCGCTGTCAACTTCCTGACTTGCTATCAGTGTCTGTGCAGCTTCATTATTTCCCATCTCTAATGCAGCAACTTGCTTAGCATCTTCGATATATGTATTAAAAATATCACCATCACGCCAGCGCATACCGCGATAATTAATCATGCTCACATTCTTAATATAACAATCCCAAATGGTAGATTTTCTATTCTTTTTTGTATCATCTGCCCATTCTGCGTAACTTGAGTTCCACAAATTCTCTAAAAATGGACGATCTATATATTCTAATGCGTCCATTACAGATTTCTTATTACAAATGCCAAATTCTTGTCTGTTCTCATCCCAGCTCAGTGCAATCTTCTTAACGCAATCTTTACACATAGACGTAATGCCAGTCAATACACGAGGATCTGTACATACATAAAACTCGGTCTTTTTCTTTTCTTTCAAACAATATGGACATAAATATTTCTTCTCATCCGCAGCAGTCTTCTTAGGAGTTGCCTTTCTTCCCGCACTTCTAGCAGCAGCCATAGCTCTCACTCCTTTCTATTGAATTTTATAAATGAAAAAGGAAGCACATTACTCCTGTGCTTCCTTAGCCTTAGCTTCTGCAATTTCCTTGTTAATTCTTTCGAATTCCTTCTGGAAATGTTCATCATTCTTAAAAACAAGAACAGTCTTGTCTGGGTTAGTTCTATCTGGCTTACAATCAATGGCAGTACATCCTGCCTTAAAAAGTGCCCTCGCAACGCCCATATTGAACACAAGTCTTGCTTCCTTGTTTACATTCTTTACGTTCTCCATAATTCTTTGTCTCCTTTATTTTTCTTTATTTGCATATTTAATATATTAATTTTGAATTGTCAATTCAATATAAACTTTTCAGTTCCAGTACAACCATACTTTTCATCAAAAACAAAAAGCTTGCATGCCGCTTTAGAAGTCTTGCCAAGTTTATTAAATGCATACGGATCTGTACCCTGGAACGATGGACACATTAAGACCTCGGTATCATGACTTTCATGCTCATTACCAGGAATAACTTTTCCATTATGCCAATGACCAATAATAATATAGTCAATCAACTTTCTACGAACGGCACTCTCGTCTCTAAGCGCTGTCTCAAGATTCTTAATTGTATGCCCATGTTTCGCTGTAATATTAAAATCAAAAATAGGAATATCAATATAATCATATCCATCGTGCAGATGTACTGAAACCCTATCATTAAACAACAACATGTCTTCAATATAATGTCCAATGACATACTCCAAATCCTCTGCTGCAAGTTCGCTAGCCCTACTTCCAAGCTGACGTGTCTGACTGTGATTCGATGTTGGAACATGATAATAATCTATATAACAATATGCTGATAGCCTACTCAAGAAACATGCAATCAGCTGTGCAACTCTTACAGTAGCCTCGACAACAGATGTTTCATTTAATTTTAAATCAGTCAGTCTTAAAATGCCCTGAATACTATCACCAAGACAAACAACATTTAACCTGCCAATATGATTTGATTGCACATAATCAATCATATGTGAAAGTAATATCTTAAATCTTTCTTCACAGACTTCCAAACTGTATGTATTATTTGGAATCTCAAATTTTGCACCAGCTTGAATATCTGCAATAGTTAACAAATATTCCTTCTTCGTAACTTCAAGAACATTGCTTGGAACAATGTCTGGCATAGGAAGTGCCGCAATTGTATTCCTGATATTTTCATAAAACAGCTCAGCTCTGCTTTCCTGTCTTATGTTTCTTTGCAGCTCAACCTTTGTTGCATACAACTTCTGCCTTTCCTTTTCAAGCTCATACTTAGCTTCTTGAATTGCGTCCAAATATGATCTGTCTCCAAATAGAGTCTCTGCATTGGCCTCAAGCACACTCTCAAATGCAGCCCAACGCTTTCTATACGCTGATTCGCCCTTATCGCAGCCAAACTCTTCATTAAAAATCTTTGCCATCTGGGGCCACGTAAAGTCAAGATCATCCTTCATCTTGCATACACGATAAAAATACTGATCGTCAGACTCACCTTGCATTCTCTTCAAATCCTTATCCATAACCCGCACCTCACTTCTTGTTAATCTTTTTTCTAAACGACGGCTTAAACCTGGCATATGGAATATACTTTGCAGGAGTTGTAACCACCTGTCCATTGCG